TAGTTGATGGGGCTTTTGTCCCAGCTCTGAAAGTTGCCGAGGGCGCTTACGATGAAATGAAAGTTTTTCGTGACGCTGTCGTTCGTTCTGTGCGGAAGATGGATTTGGGTGTCCGGACGCGTGGAGAAGTGGTTGCGATGTACCACGGAAGAAAACAAAGACTGTACCAGAAAGCGAAGGAGTATCTGGATACCCATGGGTTGCCGAAGGACGCCCATCATCTCGCAACTTTTGTCAAGTTCGAGAAGATGGATACGTCCAAAGCACCTAGGATAATCCAGCCTCGCGATTATACGTACACCCTCGAGTTGGCCCGATATCTAAAACATACGGAGAAAGCGTTCTATCGCGCTATAGCCAAACAATTTAAGGGACCCACGGTGATGAAAGGATATAATTGCCGTGATTCAGGTCGATTGCTTAGGGAGATGTGGGACGAGTTCACAGACCCAGTAGCGATTGGCTTGGACGCAACAAAGTTCGATATGCATGTATCTCTTGTTGCACTACTATTCGAGCATTCTTTTTATATGGGAATCCATAGGAAGAAGAAGCTAGAACGGTTGTTGCGTAAACAATTGAAGAATCATGGAACTGCGTTTGCACAAGATGGATTTGTGAAATTTTTAATCGAGGCGACTAGGAGTTCCGGGGATATCAACACGGCATTGGGAAATTGCTTGTTGATGTGTTCCTGTGTGCATACCTGGTTGAAGCGTGTTGGAGTTCGGGGCAGACTGGCAAATAATGGCGACGATTGTGTTGTTATTGTTGAACGCGGAGATCTCATCAAGTTTACAGGTGGACTTGAGGATTGGTTTATTACCAAGGGATTCCGGATGAAGGTCGAAACCCCCGTGTCCACTTTTGAGAGAATTGAGTTTTGCCAATCCCACCCGGTCAAGTGTAGTGACGGGTGGCGTATGGTGAGAAATGTGTATACGTGTTTATACAAAGATGCGATGTGCTTAATGCCCGTCAATTCGCGTAAAGACATTCACATGTGGTTAGGCGCAGTTGGAGAGTGCGGCTTGTCTATATCGAAGGGCGTTCCGGTGATGGAAGCCTTTTATGGTATGTTTGACAGGGCTGGTAAGACTCCCACTGCTGGGTTTATGGAGAGGTACACTGCTAACACCAGTTATGCTGAGCGTAAGATAGTTACTGATGCTAGGATCAATTCCGAGACTAGGTACAGTTTCTATTTAGCTTATGGCATTGAACCGGATAGGCAAGTGGATCTAGAAACTCATTTTTATAGTAGTTGTATTGATTCTCACCTGTATGATAAATTGAATCATATTAATCAACAATCTATCGAAATAGTCCCAAACCATGATGAATTCGCAGAAGAATAAAACGAAAAAGCTCGCTAAAAAGAGCAATCCACAACAAAAACTGGCTAGAGTCCAAGCTAGTTCACGCAATTATTTGAGTGTTTATAGAGCTGCATTATCCGACCCATTTAGCACGCAAGCCCAGGGAGCTCGTGTTCCGGATATGTATT